TGACACGGACACGGACACGGACACCATTGTTACGTCTCCCGCCGTCGCGACCCAATTGCGAAACAGTGATGACATTGAAGAGATAAGCTTCCTGATCCTGTCCAGACTTGATAGTGACAAGTTCAACACCAAGCACACTGGCCAAGGCCGTGCCCGCACTTCCGGGCCCCTGATTGGAGTTAAGCAATGACTTATATTTCCCAAGAAATATCCACCGAGCAGGGGCAGCCCATAGAGCTGTACATGTTCAGTCAGAGAGGCGGCGCCAATATCATCACGTATACCTCCGCAGATACGGAGATCACGTATGATGGCAGGTTGTACATTCCGGTGTCCATAAAACGCTCCTCTCCCAAGCTAAGCCAAAAGGCCTCCAGTGGGTCCCTCACTATAACCATGCCCCGGAGTGATCCGTTCGTCCAGAGGTACCTCCAGGGGCAGCCTCCACTGCCGGACACCGTGCAGATCTTCCGGGCCCATACCACCGACGGCATTGACCCGGAGTTCATTACGTTCTTTGATGGCGACGTGGCTATCGTGAAGTTCAAGGAGGACAAGGCGGAGTGTACCCTGACCACCCTGTCGAGCCGCTTGACCTCTTCTATACCCAAGCGGACCTACTCCTGGGCCTGCAACCACATTCTGTATGATGCACAGTGCCAAGTGGGACGAGAGACCTACCGCACCGACGCGATTGTAACTGACATTGACGATGGGGGGCTCGCAGCCGCTATCGCGGATCACCCTGACTGGTCTGGCCCGAGCCTATCAGCCAGGGTCGCCCTCGACGACACCTTCTTTGGTGGCGGAATGGCAATCTGGCAGGACCCGAGAGGCGTACAGAGCCGGACTATACTGGGACATGACACAGTAAATAACATCTTATTCTTCCAAGTAGCCTTTGACACCCTGGCCCCCACCACCCGGCTGCAGCTGTATGCTGGCTGCCTCCATTCACCTCAGGGGTGTGTGGAGCGATTTAATAACATCGAGCACTATGGGGGGTTCCCTTTCGTCCCCTCCACCAACCCTTTCGCGGAAGGCCTTCTGATCGACGTGAACTGGCAGCCCTGGGGATAAATCCCCACCAGCACTGCCCCTCCCCTAAAACCCCCCTGGTACTCTACCAGTAGGAGAAATACAATGGTCGCATCCATTATCGTATCAGTTATTATATCTGCACTGATGACTGTCCTTTCCGCCCTCCTGGCACCCGACCCGGGAATTGAGGACCAAAAGCTTGGGGACGCGGACGAGTTCCTGTCCCCCACCAACATCGAGACTCGTGTAATCCCGATCAACTTCGGGACCAATATCCTGACGGGACCCAACGTCATCTGGTACGGGAACTTGCGCGCCAACCCCATTCGGCAGGACGTAGGGTCCTGGATCTCTTCGGACTGGGTCGTCGTGGGGTATGAGTACTACGCATCTTTCGACTTGGCTCTGTGTAAGGGCCCCATAGATGGCGTCAGTCAGATACGCGCCGATGATAAGCCCTTCATCCAGGGAGGCCATACGGCCTCCGGGTACGTCCAGGACGTCGTCAACACCAAGGGCTTCCTGAACCCTGGCACTGGCGCAAGTACCTGGGTGAATGTCAATGCAAGGAACATCTTTGGTGGCCACAAGCATGGCGGCGGCCTTGTGGGCAGCCTTCGGATATACTGGGGAGAGCTAAACCAGGAGAGATCGGCGCATCTCTATGACAACACCGAAGTGCCTCAATACCTGCCCAGCTATTCTGGCCTCGCGCACATTGTGTGGCAAGGCGGATACATTCGCGAGAGGCAGCGTGCGGGAGACTGGGACGTACGCGTCCATTCCTACCCCAACCCTCTCAACTTGGCACAGGGCAAAGAGCGCATCATCGTAGACAACCTCATCGTCGCGGGAGCCTCGGGGCATGGAGACGCCAACCCTGTAAACTGTCTGTACGAGATCCTAACAAACTCGGACTATGGCCTCGGCCTCACCGAGGACCTTGTAGACCTACCATCCTTCCTGTCAGCAGCTGAGCTGTGCTTCCAAGAGAAAATAGGGTTCAGCTATCTGCTCCAGAAACCGCAGCAGGCCGCCAAGGTCGTAGACATTATCAAGCAGCAGATCTCCTGCGCCCTGTACCAGAATGAGCAAGGCAAGTTCCAGATAAAGATGGTCCGAGATGACTATGACATCGATCTTGTCCCCTCGTTTGACTCCACGAACATCGTCAAGATGGTAACCATGGCCAGGACCGCCTGGAACTCCACCAAGAACAGCGTCCACGTCGAGTACGTGAGCAACAAGGATGAGTTCACTTCCACCATCGCCGTCGCCCAGGACCTCGGGAACATCGAGATGCAGGGCGGGGCCCAGCAGCTTGCGAAGCTGAAGATGCCCGGAGTGAGAAACTCCACACAAGCCACAACGCAGGCGCATCGAGCCCTAGCGGAGAGAAGCCAGCCCCTCGTGGCCTTGGAGTTCACCGCGGACCGATCCGCAGCCCTCCTGTCTCCGGGGGACGTTATCTCAGTAACCGACCCGGACTTCGGTCTGAACAAGCTGCCCTTGAGGGTAGCGGAAGTTAGCCGAGGCAGCGCCTCGTCCCCCACCGTGCTCATCAAGGGCACCCAGGACATATTCGCGCAGCCTGTCTTCATCAACACCGACCCGGCGGGCAAAGGTAATATCTATAACACGATAAACTATCTCTTCGTGTCATACCCGGAAGTAGTTGAATTAGTAGGCGCGACTCGATGGGAAGTTGGGGCCAGTGGCGGAAACCCGGACACAGACCGCAGAGTCCGGGTCTATATCACCCAGGGTAATTCCACGTCTAGAACCGCCAGCGCTTGGCTACAGAACACGGAAGACAACTTGTTCTATCTAGACACTCCGGACCTTTCCTCTACGCCCAATGCCCTCCAGGTACCCGTCCCCTTCCAGGACTTTTACCCGCTAACCGCGCAGAGTGACTCGTTCGTCGAGGCAACCTGGGAAGGACCCACTACGCAAAAATGGCAACCCAATACCGCCTACGCGGCCCAGGAGATAGTCAAGTCGAATGGGTTCCTCTGGCACAACAAGGGGGACCAGTGGAATTGGTCCCTGCCCACTACCACCTTCCAGAACAGCACCTCTGGTACCTCCGGGGATGGCCCGCCCCCGCATTTTCAGAGCGGGCAAGGCGCCACTTGGGGTGGCCACGGATACGTTTTTGATGGAGGCACCACTTGGTGGACGGATGTAACGACTCCCATCGAGAAGGATGTTATTGTTCCCGTAATTGGGTTCTCCAACCCGGACCAGGGCTCTGGAGTGTCCTTTCACGACCAGACACAGGCGGAGATCCGGTCCCAGGGCTATGGCCTGTTCCGGATTGGGGATGAGATCATGGCATACACCCAGACGGACATTGTCCAGCTGGCGGATGGTGACCTTGTCCAAGACCCGAACCAGTCACTATCGGACATTGGACTAAATGGCCCCAAGTATCTGCCCAATCAGTCAGCGGTTACCGGCCTCTCCGGCATATACCGGGGACTGTTCGACACCGACATCACTGACCACGCGGTCACTGACCGGGTGTGGTTCTGGGATAACGTTCCGGTCAACGGAGTCCCGCTGGGGGCGACTAACCTCACCGGGGACATCTCTCGCAACTATAAGATCGTTCCGAAGGGCCTATTTGGTCGATGGGACGTCAATGACTCCCCTAACATCAACGTACCCATATCTGAGATCATACGTGGAGACCGCCCCCTCCGGCCCGCCGAAATTGGCATCCAGGGCCTCACTGGATCGGGCAGTCACGGAGTCCTGATCGACCAACTGAATGGCACCGGGGACATTACCGTTTCCTGGACTAACCATTCACGCCAGGATTACAACCAAGTTTGGTTCCAGAACGAGAGCAGCACGAACGCTCCCACCGATGGTGTCACATGCACCTATGAGGTCGAGAGCGTCCCCGGCGCTGGTTTCAATGGGAGCCAGATCACAGTGAGGACTACCCTCACGGCCAACACGGCCACGAGTGATGTGCTGTTGCGCGCGGATCTAGAGACCGCGATGGGTTGGGTAGCCGCCACTCAGGCTACCCCCTACCTCGCAAGGGTAACGTTGCTCCGCGTTGACAGTTCGAACTCCATACCCGCCCGGGTAACCCCGGTCAGGG